CGCATCCACGATTGGCGGGACGGCTGCGGCTGGCACGTCAACCGGCGTGGCGCGGGAGGATCACAAGCACGCGTTTCCCGCCGGTGCGACTGCCGGTGCATCCGCGGTCGGTGACACGGCGGCGACGGGGACGGCAACCACCGTCGCGCTGTCCGATCATCGCCACAGTCGCGAGGCGTTTGGCACACCGGGCGCGGTGACGGGCGGTGCCACGGCTGCATCAGGCAGCGCAAGTACCCTTGCCCGTTCCGATCACGTCCATTCAACGGCGAGCATGCCGGTGCTTCTGGCGTCAACCACGTTGGCGAGTGATACCGCGTCCTTTACGTGGAGTTCCATACCGCAGACGTATACACATCTGCAAGTTCATAGTTCTTCAAGAACATCTACTGCTTCGGCTGCACCGGCCGATTGTTTTGAGTTTAACGGAGATGCATCAAGTTCCTATCGCACTGTGACCGATGGTCTATTTATTTGTACGTATACGTTGGTGCATCATGGGTCGACCAATTTCTATGCAGCCGATCTGTCGCCCGCCATAACGGTTATTAATAACTACACCGGGGCAACATTTAAGCATATTTATACCTCATATGCAGTCAATCTTGATACAACCGCCAACAATCTGGCTACAGGATCTTGGCATGGTCTTTGGAGAAATACTGCTGCAATAACCAGCATTCGAATATTGACCGGCGGAGTATTTCGTGCGGGAAGCAAATTTACCCTCTATGGATTTCCATGATGAATGAAGAAACACTCATCGCCATTGAAGTGAATTGCGAGACTGGTGCGGAAACTGTCCGCCCGTTGACGCCGGAAGAGGCGACACATCGCGAGGCGCATCGCATTCACGACGAAACACGTCGCGCCGAGAAGGATGCCAACGAGGCCTTGGAACTGGCCGAACGGACCGCGCTTGCAACGTGGATCGCGGGACAGTCGACCCTGCCCGAGGCGGCCCGGAACGCACTTGCGCGGGCGACTGGGGTGACGTTGCCTGTTGCGGAATGACGCCAAACCCTGTAAAGTGGCAATGACCCCTACCGCGCCGGTCGCGCGACCAACAGGAGACACGATGGTCGCAATTGAGGGTAAGCGCGCATCCGCGCCTGATCGGCTGGAACTCCGGGGCGCGCGCGTGGAACTCCGGGGCGCTGATGATCCCGCAACGGGACTGCGCCTGGAGGGCTACGCCGCGCTGTTTGACGTACCGTCACAGGCGCTGCACGCCGAACACGACGACCGCAACGATTCGTACGGCATGGAGTTCATCGAGATTATCCGCCGTGGCGCGTTCACGCGCGCACTGGCAGCATCTCAGGACGTCCGGTGCCTGTGGAACCACGAGGCCGAGGCACCGCTCGGTCGCACCGCTTCGGGCACGCTGACGCTGCGCGAAGACGAGACCGGCCTCTACTTTTCGTGCCTGTTACCGGACACGAGCCTGGGCCGCGATGTCGTGGAACTGGTCCGGCGCGGCGACGTCAATCAGGCGTCGTTCGCATTCCGGGCAGTGACGGACCGCTGGTCCGGATCGGGATCGACGGGGTATGTGCGCGAGTTGCTTGATTGCGACTTGTTCGACGTCTCGGCGGTGACCTATCCCGCATACCAGCAAACCTCCGTGGCAGTCCGGTCCGTCCGGGTGCCGACAATCCTGACCAATCCGCGGTCAACGACCCTGACGCTCGCCCGTGCGCGGGTACGCGTCGTCAGCCTCTAGGAGCAGCACAATGGCGTCGAACCTCACTGAACTTCGCGACAGCCGTAACCGGTTGGCGCTGGAAATGCGCGCAATCGTCGAGGACCAGGCCAACTGGGACGGACAGGCCGAAACTCGTTTCGAGGCACTGGACAAGGATCTGTCGGCACTTGACCGGCGCATCGACGCGCTTGGCAAGGCACAGCGTCTTGCAGCCGAGGAAACCGCGCTGCGCGGTTCCGTGGTTGAGACCGAGGAGCGCAAGGCGTCAACCGGCGCGGGCCTGTCAATCGAGGCGCAGAAGCGCGCGTTCAACGCGTGGCTGCGCGGAACTGACGAGAACCTCGATCCTGAACTGCGCGCCTACAACCGTCAGCGTCTGGCCGAGGGTCGCGCACAGTCCGTCGGGACCACGACCGCCGGTGGGTATCTCGTGAACTACGAATTCGGGTCCGGCATCGAGGCCGCCCGTCGCGCGTTCGGCGGGATGCTTTCGGTATCAACCGTCTACCCGACACAGTCCGGCGCGGACCTTCTCCTGCCGACGGTTGACGAGACCGGCGTCAGCGGTTCCATCCTCTCCGAGAACAGCGCGATCTCCGAAAGCGCGATGACGTTTGGTCAGTTGACGGTGTCAAGTTACATGTACACCTCGGGACTGGTCCTGGTGTCCAACCAGTTGCTTCAGGACAGCGAGTTCCCTCTTGACCAGTTCATCGCCAACGCGCTCGGCGAGCGTCTCGGACGTGCGCAGAACGCGCACTGGACGACGGGTACCGGATCAAGTCAGCCGTACGGCGTCATCGTCGGGGCTGCTACCGGCAAGACCGGGGCCGCGGGCCAGACCACGACCGTGCTGTATGCCGATCTTGTGGACCTCGCCTATTCGGTCGACTCGGCGTATCGCCAGAACGCAAAGTGGATGATGAAGGACGCAACCGTCGCCATCGTGCGCAAACTCGTTGACGGGCAGTCCCGGCCACTCTGGGAACCAGCCGTGCAGATGGGCCAGCCGGACATGCTGATGGGCTACCCGATTGTCGTCAACAACGACGTCGCAACCGCAGCCGCGTCGGCGAAGTCCATCGCGTTCGGTGACTTCTCCAAGTATGTAATTCGTGACGTCAGCGGCGTGCAACTCGTTCGCATGACCGAGCGGTACGCAGATGCACTTCAGACCGGCTATTACGCCTTCCAGAGGACGGGCGGGCGATTGGTGGCTGCAAACACGACCACCTACAACCCTGTCAAGTTGTACGTTCACCCAGCCTCGTAAGGACTGACATGCCAGCGCCGACGGACATCTACTGCACCGAGGACGACGTCAAGACCGAACTCGGGATCACCGACTCGGTCGATGACGACCGCATCACGCGGATCGTCCACGCTGTGTCCAGGCAGATCGACGACTATGTCGGCGCTGACATCCAGCCTCTGAGTCAAACGCGCTACTACCGGGCGACGGGTCCGTGGACGGTCGACACCGATCCGTTCACGACCCTGACCTCGGTGGCGTACGACAGCGCGGGCGACTGGTCAACATACACGGTGATAAGCACCGGCTACGCGTCGCCGTTCAACGCAGCCAATAAGGGCAAGGCGTATACGCAGGTGATTCTGTCGCCATTGTCATCGAACCTCTTCCCGATGCACGAACGTGGCGTGCGGGTCATTGCCACGTTCGGCTACGGCGCAACGGCACCGCTTGTGGTCAAGGAGGCTTGCATCATGCAATCCTCGCTCGTGTATCGCCAGCAAGTCAGCGGTGGCGCGCCGATCACCGGGGGCGCGGAGTTCAGCGGGCCTATCATCCAGGCGGGATTGCATCCGATGGTCCGTCGAATGCTGGAACCGTACCGCCACGGTGGCGGACTGGGTGCGGCCTGATGGCATCGCGTGGTCGCAACACGATCCGCGTCAATATCACGGGACTCCGGGGCATCTCGAAGGCGCTCGGGGGCGACGCGGTGTACCGCGATGCAATGCGTCGGGTTATCCAGTCGGCGACAGCGCAAGGCGCAAAGCGCATCACGGCATTGGTGCCGGAGCGGTCCGGCGCGTTGTCATCCGCAGTGAAGCAACGCTACTTTGACGTCAAGGGCAATTCCAAGCCGCAGATGGGTAGCGTTTCGGCCGGTGCGGGGATTAGTCCTGACGGGTTCCGGTATGGGTGGGCGCTGAATTACGCCAAGAAGATCAAGGGACGGAGCGCGTCCGGATATCACTATTCTGCCGACGGCGTCGGTAATTCTGCGTCACGCGCCGGACAGTCGACTCTTGGATGGATATCCAAGGCGATTCCGACCATGAAGGCGGTCATCCGGCGAAGTGTCGCCAAGGAAACCAAGGCGGTCGAGGCAAAGTT